TTTATTACAATTAAATATGAATATCAAGGAGACGAAGAAGAGTATAATCCAAGCTGGGCAGATAGCCGTTGAAGAGTTAATCAAGGTAGCTAAAGAAGCTATTGTTGATTCAGGTGATGATATCACCGCGGACAGACTCAAGAATGCTGCTGCTACAAAGAAGCTTGCTATCTTCGATGCCTTTGAGATATTAACCAGAATCCAAGAAGAGGAGAACTTACTTGAGGGCCGAGAGCCTGAAGAAAAGAAAGCTAACGTCTTTAAGGGTTTTGCTGAAGGAAGATCTAAGTAATGTACGAACAGACATTATTAAAAATAATAGAGCCTATAAAGAAAACCACTCTTACAAGGTTAAATAGAGGTAAGAAGTGGAAGTATGGTTACGATAAAGATCACGACATAGTGGTTTTATCTAAGACTGGCGTTATAGGTGAGATATATGACATACAGGGTTTTAAGATAGCCTTACCTAAACCTACTAAAGTTTTCAAGCACGAAAATAATAAGTGGGGTAAGATAGAGCAACCTAAGGAGTTAAGCCGTTTAAAAACTATATTTGACTGGAGAAACTATCCAGACGAACAAAAAGAGAAGTGGCATGACTATATAGACGAAGAGTTCAGGCGTAGGGACGAAGGGTTTTGGTTTACTAATAACGGTAAACCAACGTACATAACCGGTAGTCACTATATGTACCTTCAATGGAGTAAAATCGACGTGGGTGCACCAGACTTTAGAGAGGCCAATCGGCTGTTCTTTATATTCTGGGAAGCCTGCAAGGCAGATAAGAGATGCTATGGAATGTGCTACCTTAAGAACCGTCGTTCAGGTTTTTCTTTTATGTCCTCTGCAGAAACAGTTAACTTAGCCACTATATCGAGTGATAGTAGATATGGGATCTTATCTAAGTCTGGTGCCGATGCGAAGAAAATGTTTACAGATAAAGTGGTACCTATATCAATTAATTACCCTTTCTTCTTTAAACCTATACAGGATGGTATGGACCGTCCGAAATCTGAGTTGGCATATCGAGTTCCTTCTACTAAGTTTACTCGTAAGAAAATTCAGAGTAATGAGAAGCTAGAGGAGCTCGCCGGTCTTGATACAACGATAGACTGGAAGAATACAGGAGACAACAGCTATGATGGTGAAAAGCTAAGTCTGCTGGTACATGATGAGAGTGGTAAGTGGGAGAGACCTGATAATATATTAAATAACTGGCGAGTAACAAAGACTTGCTTGAGACTTGGAAGTAGAATTGTAGGGAAATGCCTTATGGGTTCCACTTCAAACGCGTTAGATAAAGGAGGTAGTAACTTTAAAAAATTATACAATGACTCAGATGTTTCTAAGCGAAACCGTAATGGACAAACAAAGTCTGGGCTTTATTCTCTCTTTATCCCAATGGAATGGAACTATGAAGGATTTATTGATGGATTCGGATTTCCAGTCTTTGATAATCCACGTGATGGAGAACGACTGGGACCAGACGGTGAATTAATAGATATTGGAGTTGTAGACAGTTGGGAGAACGAAGCTGAAGGATTAAAAGATGATCAAGATGCTTTAAACGAGTTTTACCGACAGTTTCCTAGAACTACAGAGCATGCTTTCAGAGATGAAAGTAAAAACAGTATCTTTAACTTAATGAAGATATACGAGCAGATAGACTACAACGAAGGTAGTAGACATGCTGCTCATACTACGACTGGAAGTTTTAGTTGGGTAAACGGTATTAAGGATTCTAAGGTGGTTTTCCACCCAGATCCAGGTGGAAGATTTAAAGTTAGTTGGGTTCCCCCATCTCACTTACAAAATAAACAAATAATAAAAAATGGTGTTAAGTTCCCAGGGAATGATCACGTTGGCGCGTTTGGCTGTGATAGTTATGATATTAGCGGTACTGTTGATGGCAAGGGTTCAAAAGGATCACTTCATGGACTAACAAAGTTTTCTATGGAAGACGCGCCTTCGAGTACGTTTTTCTTAGAGTATATAGCAAGACCCCAAACCGCAGAAATATTTTTTGAAGATGTGTTAATGGCATTAGTATTTTATGGTATGCCTTTATTAGCAGAGAACAACAAGCCAAGACTACTGTACTATTTGCGCCGAAGAGGTTATAGAGGGTATAGCATGAACAGACCAGACAAAACTTGGAAGAAGTTATCAGTTGCTGAAAAAGAAGTGGGTGGTATACCAAACTCAAGTGAAGATATTAAACAAGCTCACGCCTCAGCTATAGAGATGTACATACAAGGACACGTAGGACATTTAGGTGAAGGTAATTACGGTACTGTTTACTTTAACGAGTTGTTAAACGACTGGGCTAAGTTTGATATAAACAAAAGAACAAAGCACGATGCTTCTATAAGCTCTGGTTTAGCTATTATGGCTTGCAACAGACATTTGTATGCCCCTAATGCTAAAGTAGAAAGAAAACCGTTAGACCTGAATATATCTAAATACAACAACAAGGGATTTAATTCCGAAATAATAAAGTAAAATATGGCTGAGTCAGTACATGTTAATTTTCCAAAGCAAAACGTTAGCGATGACGAAAAGAACTCTATTGAGTATGGAGAGAAAATTGCTAAAGCTATAAGCGCTGAGTGGTTTAGTAGAGAAACTAGCGCTAGTAGGTATACTACTAATGCAAATGATTTTCATAAACTCAGGCTGTACGCTAGAGGAGAGCAGTCTATACAAAAATATAAAGATGAGTTATCTATTAACGGTGATTTATCGTATCTTAATTTAGATTGGACACCGGTACCTATTATATCTAAGTTTGTTGATATAGTTGTTAACGGTATAGCTGAAAGAACTTATGACGTAAAGGCTTTCTCTATAGACGCTGGTGGATCAGAAAAAAGAAACAATTTTATAGACACTGTTACTGGTGATATGCAAATGAAGGGGTTTGATAGCTCAATGATGCAGGAGTTAGGTGTTGATACTACACAAAGTAGCATGCAGGTTCTACCTGAATCAGATGAAGAGTTGCAGCTATATATGCAGTTGCAGTATAAGCAGGCTATCGAGATAGCGGAGGAGCAAGCTATTAGCGTTTTGCTAGAAGGAAATAACTATGAATTAATTAAGAAAAGATTTTTTCATGATTTAACAGTTTTAGGTATTGGAGTTGTTAAAACAGGGTTTAATAAATCGGAAGGCGTCGTAGTGGATTATGTTGATCCAGCTAACGTCGTTTATTCTCACACTGAATCACCTTATTTTGAAGACATATATTACGTTGGTGAAGTTAAAGCTTTACCGATCAACGAATTAGTCAGAGAGTTTCCTCACTTAACAGATAGTGAGATTGACGAAATTGTAAGCAAAAACAACAAGAATAATACTTATAGATATAATTCACGAAGTAGTCTTAGGGATGACAACATTGTGCATGTGCTTTATTTCAATTACAAAACCTACAATAGTGAGGTTTATAAGATTAAGCAGACAGGAAGCGGAGGAGATAAAGCTATAGAAAAAACCGATAGGTTTAACCCTCCGGAAAACATGGACGGTAACTTCACTAGAGAAGCTAAGAAGCTGGAAGTTCTTTACGATGGGGTTATGGTTCTTGGTTGTGATAAAATACTTAAGTGGGAGTTGTCTAAAAACATGATTCGCTCTAAGAGTGATTTTAACAAAGTTAAAATGAACTACAGTATTGTAGCTCCTAGGATGTACAAAGGTAGAATCAAAAGTTTAGTTAGTAGAATAACTGGTTTTGCTGATATGATACAGCTTACTCATCTCAAGCTACAGCAAGTTATGGCTAAGATGGTTCCAGATGGTGTTTATTTAGATGCAGATGGTTTAGCCGAAATTGATTTAGGTAATGGCACTAACTATAACCCACAGGAAGCTCTTAACATGTTCTTTCAAACTGGTAGTGTTATAGGTAGAAGCTTCACCTCTGAAGGTGACATGAACCCTGGTAAAGTACCTATTCAAGAAATACAGTCTAGTAGCAAAGGCGCTAAACTACAGTCTTTGATACAGACGTATAACTATTACTTGCAGATGATTCGTGATGTCACTGGTCTAAATGAAGCTAGAGACGGTAGTACACCTGATAAAAACGCTTTAGTTGGAATACA